TTAGCTCCTTTATTTGAACTTTTAGCTACTCCTTTTTCTGGTCCAGCAAGAGCTAGAGAACAGGATAGACTCGCTTCAATAGCAGGTGTAGAAACAGACCCAACAATGGTTGGTCTAAAAGAACAGTTAGCAGCATCAGAAGCTATAAAAGGAGGGGGAAGATCTGGAGCTAAATCTAGAGAGAGAATTCAGACAAATCTTAAAAAACGAATAGAGGAAAGAGAAAAGGAGTTAGCTTTATTAGGTAAAGGAATTGAACGATCAAACAATTTAAGAATGATAGAGTCAGATTTAACTTTAAAAACAAGACAAAAGAATGAATTACTGCAAGCAAGAATTGATGGAAACTACGAAGAAGTAAAACTAGCTCAAGATGTTAATGCAGAGGTACAAAAAAGATTAGAAGCAGGATTTGGAATAATGGAAATAAATAGAAAAGAGATAGAGGATCAGATTGTTAAAACTAACGAGTTAACAAAACAAGCTGAGATAGTAGAAAAAATAGAGGAATCTTATAAGAAAATGGCTGAAACAATAATTACAGATATGGGTGAGGGTATAAAAGGTTTAATTAAGGGAACTTCTACCTTGAATGATGTACTTAATAATGTTTTAGATAAAATGATAGATGCTTTCTTAAATATGGCTATATATGGAAACATGTCTGGTACTTTTACGAGAGGTGGTGGTGGACTTTTAGGATCTATATTTAAAGCTTCAGGAGGTCCAGTAAAAGGTGGTTCTCCCTATATTGTGGGAGAAAAAGGCCCAGAATTATTTGTACCTAATTCACATGGAAACATCGTCCCAAACAATGAAATGGGAGGAGGATCAAATATTGTGGTCAATGTGGATGCTTCTGGCTCGTCAGTTCAAGGTGATGGAGGGCAAGCGGAAGAATTAGGAACTATGCTGGCAGCAGCAGTTCAAGCTGAACTTGTTAATCAGCAACGACCTGGAGGACTCTTAGCAGGTACACGTTAATGGCAACATTTCCTTCCATCTCTCCGCAATATGGAGTTCAAAAAAGATCAGCACCTAATAAACGTGTGGTTCGTTTTGCTGATGGCTACGAGCATCGAGTTTTGTTTGGATTGGATGCCCATACAAATCCAAAAGTGTATTCTTTAAAGTTCGCAGTATCAGAATCAGATGCAGACACCATAGAAACATTTTTAGACGCAAGAGCATTAGATCAAGCTAGTTTTGACTTTACCCCTCCAGGTGAAGCTTCAGCAGGGAAGTTTGTTTGTGATTCTTGGAATAAATCTATTCCTTATTTAAATAGAGCAACGATTACAGCAACTTTTAGGGAAGTATTTGAGCCATGAGTTTAGATCCAATTATTAGTGATCTACAGAAGACTAATCCTTCTGCAATTATTGAGTTATTTGAACTTGAATTAGATTCAACATTGCATGGCAGTCAAACAACCATGACATATAGATTTCATGCAGGTAGTAATTTAGATTTAAACGGAAAAGTTATTTGGCAAAGCAATGAGTATTTACGTTATCCAGTAGAGGCAAGTGGGTTTGCGTTCCAAAAGGGGCAGCTTCCTAGACCACAAATAACAATTAGCAATGCTTTGTCTTTAATTAGTGCTGTAATGTTAGAGGTTAATTTAATAACAGCAGGTAATGATTTAACAGGTGCAAAAGTAACAAGAATTAGAACATTAGCTAAGTTTTTAGATACAGGAAATTTTGCATCTAATGGTCTTTTTGTTCAAGAAAATTCAACAGATTATATTGCCTTAGAAGATAGTGATTTGTTTGCTCAAGAATCTGTCAGCCCTGGTACTGCTGCTAACAATGAATTTCCTAGAGAAATATATTATATAGATAGAAAAGTTGCTGAAAATAGAAATGTTGTTACGTTTGAATTAGCAAGTGTTAGTGATTTAGCAGGGATCAGATTACCTAAGAGACAATGCACTAGAGATTTATTCCCTTCTATTGGTACATTTGTTTAATGCACTGGAAAGCAAAAGCACTAGAACACGCTAAAACAGAAGACCCAAAAGAATCTGTTGGCTTGTTATTAAACATCAAAGGTAAAAATGTTTATTATCCTTGTCATAATTTATCAACTTATTCTCAGCAATGTTTTATTTTAGATCCAGAAGACTATGTAAAAGCCGATGCTTTAGGGCAGATTGTTAGTGTTATCCATTCACATCCAACGACTCCTGCAATAGCAAGTGAAGCAGATAAAGTAAGTTGTGAAGCAGGTGGTTTACCTTGGTATATTGTCAATCCTAAAAATGAGGAATGGGGATATTACGAGCCAACAGGATACAGACCAGCATTGAAAGGAAGACCTTGGTGTTGGGGCGTTACTGATTGCTGGAGTTTAGTCAGAGATTGGTATTTAGAGGAAAAAGATATTATCTTGATGGATTGGGAACGACCAACAACACCTGAAGAGTTTTTAGAGAAACCAATGTTTGAAGATTGTGCAGAAACAACAGGTTTTCGTTTATTAAAACCAGAAGAAAAATTAGAAAATGGTGATTTATTATTTATGTCAATTATGGGTAAGGGGTTAAACCATGTTGCAATCTTTTTAAATGGGGAAGTTTTACATCATTTAGCAGATCGCTTAAGTTGCCAAGAACCTTATTCAGAATGGTTGCTAAAATGTACGGGAGGACGTTACCGCTATGTTGAAAACGATTAGACTTTACGGTGATCTAAGAGAGATCACAGGGCATAGCAAATTAGATGCTCATGTAAATAGTGTGGGGGAATCTATAAGGTTTTTATTGATGAATTGGCCTAAGTTAGAGGCTCACATGAATACACAGCATTATCAAGTTTTAACAGATGGAAATGAAATAGAAGAAAATCAAATTCATTACCCAGTAGCAGAAGAAATCAAGATTGTTCCTGTTATTGCTGGTGCAGGAGGAAGTACAGGCAAATTCTTGTTAGGTGCAGCCTTGATTGGTGTTGCCATCGCAGCTCCAGGCGCAGGTATTGGGGTTAAAGGAGCTTTAGGTTTTGGCTCTTTTGGTGGTAGTGCTATTTATGCGGCGGCTGGAAATATTGGAATAGGTCTTGTTCTGTCAGGTGTATCGGATTTGTTATTTCCTACTCCAAAACCTGAGAAGTTTGAAAACGATCAAGATCCACGAATCTCTTTTGACTTTGGTGGAACGCCAAATACATCCAGAGCAGGAACAACCCATCCAATTGTTTATGGAGAAATATTTACAGGTTCTACTGTTATTAGTATGAACTTAACGACTGATCAGGTGACAGCATGACAAAAATAATAAGAGGATCAGGAGGCGGTGGGCCTAAGTCTCCACCAAAGCCAACACGTGCGCCTGATACTTTAAACAGTCGCCAAATGGTGACGTTGCAAGATCTAATCTCAGAGGGTGAAATAGAAGGATTTGCCACAGCCTCCAAAGAAGGAAGAACACAAGGAACGACTGCTTATAACAACGCTGCCTTAAAAGATGTTTTTTTAGATAACACTCCTATTCTTAATTCAAGCGCAGATTCAACCAATCCTCAAGCAACAGATTATAACTATCAAGATGTAACTTTTACGCCTCGTTTTGGAACATCTAGTCAATCACATATAGCAGGGATTCAACAGTCATCAAGTCCTATAGCTGGTTTCCCTAGAGCCTGTACTGTTGCAAATGGTGGAGTAACTCAGCAAATTACAACAACAACTGTTGATGCTGTTCGAGTTACAATTAACTTTCCACAATTGCAGGAAGCAAAAGATAACGGTGATTTATTGGGAGGTAGTGTTCAATTAAAAATACAAATTCAATATAATTCTGGTGGTTATTCTGATGTTATTTCAGACACCGTTACAGGTCGTACCAGTGATTCATATTCAAAAGATTACAGAGTTAATATTGATGGTGCTTTTCCTGTTGATATAAAAGTTGTTCGTGTAACGGCTGATAGCACAAGTGGATCTTTGATAGATGCTTTCAATGTTTTATCAATGCAAGAGTTGATAGACGATAAACAAGCTTACGCCAATAGTGCTTACGCTGCCTTGACTCTTGATAGTAAAATTGTAAGTAATATTCCAAATAGAAAATATAGAATAAGAGGGGTAAAAATACGAATACCAGGAGCAGGGGCATCATCATCTGGAACGCCTACGGTTGATAGTTCTACAGGTAGAATTGTTTATCCAACAGGTTATATATTTAATGGAACTATGGGTGCAGCGCAGTGGTGTTCATGCCCTGCAATGGTATTACTTGATTTGCTTACAACGACTAGATACGGGTTAGGGGATCATATTGCTGATAGTAATTTAGATTTATTTAGTTTTGTTGATGCTTCTAAATTTGCCAACACATTAGTTGATGATGGATTTGGAGGACAGGAGGCAAGATTTAGCTGCAATGTGAATATTTTATCTGCAAATGAAGCCTTTAATGTTATTGAAGAGCTTTGCGGAGTAATGAGATGTATGCCTATTTGGAGCGCAGGAACAATAACAATTGCACAAGATAAACCAACTGATGCAAGTTTTTTATTCAGTCTTGCAAATGTAACTGAAGAAGGATTTTCTTATTCTGGATCGTCACTTAAAACAAGACATTCTGTAGTAGCTGTTAGTTATTACAACATGGATTCAAGAGAAATAGATTATGAAGTTGTAGAAGATAGTGCTGCAAAAACGAAACTGGGCGTTGTTAAAAAAGATGTAAGAGCTTTTGCTTGCACTAGCCGTGGTCAAGCTCAAAGATTAGCTAAAGCAATACTTTTTGCAGAACAAAACGAATCAGAAGTCGTTGCATTTACAACATCTGTTGATGCAGGAGTATCAATTCGCCCTGGAGCAGTAATAGACATAAATGATCCAGTTCGTAGTGGTGCCAGACGTTCTGGACGCATAAATACTGCAACAACAACTGCAATTACTGTTGATGATGAGAAAGACTTATCGACATTTGGGGGTGCAAGTCAAAAAATGAGCGTTGTTATGCCAGATAACTCTGTTGAAACAAAAGACGTTTTAAGTATTACTGACGGTGTGATCAACTTAGCTTCTGCGTTATCTGAAGCACCAAATGTAAATTCAATATGGTTTTTGGCTAGTGACACAGTAGAAGCTCAAAAGTTCAGAGTGATAACAGTAGAAGAAGCAAATGGGATTAATTATAAAATTACAGCGTTATCTTACAAACCAAATAAATACGCCAATATTGAAGAAGGTTTAGCCCTACCTGCAAGAAGTGTTTCAATATTAAACGCACCAGCAAGCCCACCAACTTCTATAAGTTTTGAAGAAAAAACTGTTGTTAGAAACAGCGTTGCAATATCTAGGTTGTTTGTTACTTGGGTTCCTGTTGATGGTGTAAATCAATATTTGATCCAGTACAGATTTAATAATGGAAATTTTGAAAGTCAAGTTGTATTCAGGCCAGATATTCATATTGATAACAGTGAAGCAGGAACGTATGAATTTAAATTATTTTCATTTAACGCATTACTTGAAACGTCTCCTACTTCTTTAGATGCAACCTTCAACGCACAAGGTAAAACAGCTTTACCTTCAGATGTTGCGAATTTAACAGCAGAGCCAGTTGGTAATAATTTAATGAGACTTAGATGGGATAAATCAACCGATGCTGATGTTTTGCATGGGGGAAGAGTTTATGTAAGGCACTCTAATAAAACAGATGGATCTGGTACGTTTGCAGGTTCAGTTGATCTTGTTAATGCGTTAGCAGGTAACACTTCTGAAGCAATTGTTCCAGCCCTTGAAGGTGAATACATTTTAAAATTTCAAGATGATTCATTATTATTTTCTGCTAATGAAACAAGTGTTATTGTTGATCTTCCAGATGTAGGACAAGAATTAGCAGTTTTAACAAAAAGAGAAGATTTACTTGGAACGCCTTTTAGTGGAAATAAAACAAATGTCACTTTTACTAGCGGTGCTTTACAACTTACAAACCCTGCAAGCAACCTTACAGGAACTTATGAATTTGCAGATACTTTAGATTTAGGTGCTGTATTCACACTGACTTTAAAAAGACATATTCAAAGTCTTGGTGTTCTGGTTGGGAGCAATATTGATGATATTTCAGATTTTGATAGTATTTCAAACTTTGATGGAGATCCAGCTAACGACACTGATTGCCAAGTCTTTGTAAAAACAAGTACCGATGCTTCTAGCTATGGTTCGTTTAACCTTTTTGCTAATGGCGAATTTAAATCAAGAGCATTTCAATTTAAAGCGAATTTAGCTTCAACAAACACGAACCAAAATATTAACGTACAGCAATTAGGATATACAGCAATTCTTCCATCAAGAACAGAACAAAGTACAACAACTATTGCATCAGGAACAGATGCGGGAGGAAAAGCAATTACATTTGCCAAACCATTCTTTGTTGGTACTGCTTCTCTTGGTGGGGCTAATTCTTATTTGCCTTCAATTGGTATTACTGCACAGAATATGGTGACAGGTGATTATTTTACAATTACAAGTGTTTCAGGCACAGGTTTTACAGTTAAGTTTTTAGCAAGCAATGGTTCAACAGTTCTTGATAGGAATTTCACCTATCAGGCTGTAGGATTCGGCAAAGGGGTATAGAATGAATCAAAACGTAAAAGCCTAGTGTCACAGGTCACGAATTTTACAGTTGATAACGCCGCAGGTAATGTTGTTCGTGCCGACATTAATAGTATTCTTGATGCGATAAAAACAAATAATAGCGGTGGCTCAGATCCTAGTAATCCAGTAAAGTTCATGCTTTACGGAAAATCTAGTGATGATAAATTAAAAGTTTATGACGGGTCAAATTTTAGAGAGATAGGAGATGTAGGAGAAGACAACCTTGGCTTATTGCTTAGATCAGGCGGCACTATGACGGGTGTTATCTTGGCTGATGATGCGTCAGGAGCAAGTACACCAGCAATCGCTTTTGATGGAGATGCAGATACAGGACTATTTAGAAAATCAGCAAACACGATTGGATTATCAACTGCTGGAACAGAAAGAGCAATTGTTGATAGTAATGGCTTAACGATCCAAGCACAGGGAGATATAAGACTTGCAGATTCAGATAGCAGTCATTATGTAGCCTTGCAAGCTGCTTCTACTGTTAGCTCAAGCCTTACTTTTACACTTCCTTCTGCTGATGGGTCGAGTGGGCAAATGCTTCAGACAAATGGATCTGGAGTTCTTAGTTTTACTTCTGTTCAAGGTGTTCCATCTGGTGCTGTTTTTTGTATAGCAGTTGCAACCGTTCCATCTGATTATTTGGAATGTAACGGGGCAGCAGTTAGCCGTACAACTTATTCAGCTTTGTTTGCTGTTATTGGAACGGCTTACGGTGCAGGAAATGGAAGTTCAACTTTCAACCTGCCAGATTTAAGGGGTGAATTTATAAGAGGTTTTGATAATGGTAAAGGTACTGACTCTGGACGATCAATTGCAACTTCTCAGGCAGAATTAACAAAAGCACATGGTCATAGTGCAACAGGTTCAAGCTCATCAACTGGAGCGCACAACCACGCATTTAAAGCATCAAATAGAGCAGGAGACGAGGCAGGGTGGAGTGGAGCAAATAAAGCTTTTATTGGTGACGATGATAGTTCCCACTTTACTCAGGCAGCAGATACAAGTAAAATCTATGACAACAGTGACCACAGCCATACAATTACGGTATCTGTTAGTGACAGCAGTGGAGCAGAGACAAGACCACGTAACATAGCAATGATGTACGTCATCAAAACGTAAATGGCAAATCGTAAAATTTCAGAATTTACAGCCTTAACGGCTCCAGCGTCAGGGGATACCTTTGCGATTCTTGATGTAGATGCTAGTGGAGCAGAAGTTAATAAAAAGATTACTTTTGCGAATGTTTTAGGTAAAGCACCAGATGGGACTGCTGCTGCTCCAGCATTTAGTTTTAACTCAGATACAAATTCAGGAATCAGTGGCGGTTCAGATACTTTTGTCGTAAGCACAGGTGGAACGGCTGCTATCTCTGTTGATAGCTCCCAAAATGTCACGTTAAGCGCAAACCTGACTGTCAGTGGAACGACAACAACGATTGATACGACTACGCTTACTGTTAAAGATAAGAATATTGAGATTGCAAAGGGTAATGGTAATGATGCTGCTGTTGATGGTGCAGGGATAACAATTGATTCAACTGATGGTGATAAAACTTGGAACTGGGTTGACTCAACAGATTCTTGGACAAGTTCAGAACATATTGATCTCGCATCAGGAAAAGTATTAAAGGTTGCTGGTACTCAAGTACTTTCTGCTACTAATTTCACAGGAACTTCTGCGGTTGCAACAGCCGTAACAGTTGCAGATGAAAGTTCAGATACAAGTTGCAATGTCTTATTTGCGACTGCTGCGACAGGAAATCTTGAGCCAAAGTCAGGAACAAATTTAACCTTCAACTCTGACACTGGAGCGTTAACTGCTACCTCTTTTGTTGGTGCTTTAACTGGCAATGTAACTGGAAACGCTTCAGGATCTTCAGGTTCTTGTACTGGAAATGCTGCCACATCGACTGCGTTAGCAACTAGCCGCAATTTTTCATTAACTGGAGAGATTACAGCAAGTGATACAAGTTTTAATGGCTCTGCTGATTGTGATATTGCTACCACGATTGCAGATAATGTTGTTGATGAAGCAAATTTAAAAGTAAGTAATAATCCGACTAATGGATATGTTTTAACGGCACAAAGTGGAGATACAGGCGGTTTGACTTGGGCAGCAGCATCTAGCTCAACACCTGGCAGTGGAACGATAACGGCGGCAATGATTGCCTCTGGTCTTCAGTTAGTCACTACAGATGGACAAAAGAATACTGTTGTTGGAACGAGTGCAGGTAATTCATTTGATGGTACAAATGCAGAACGTAATACTCTTATAGGTTATAACGCAGGAACAGCCATTACGACTGGAGATCAAAATACTGCTCTTGGTGTGTTTTCTTTATACACAAATACTACTGGTAGTAATAACACAGCTACTGGAGAAAACGCTTTATCATATAACACTACTGGTTCTCATAACACTGCTGTTGGTGACGAAGCATTAGAAAATAATACAACCGCAGATTATAACACTGCTGTTGGTAGACAAGCATTAGAAGCAAACACAACTGGAACATATAATACTTCTGTTGGTTATTCTGCCTTAGATGCAAACACAACAGCATCAAACAATGTTGCTGTAGGTGCTGCTGCATTACTTGCAAACACAACAGGGGCAGGTAATACTGCTTTAGGTGTAAACGCTTTAGATGCAAACACTACTGCTAATGAAAACACAGCTGTTGGTTACAAATGTTTAACTACAAATACAACAGGACATAGCCTTACTGCTGTAGGTTATTCAGCTTTAGAATTAAATACTACAGGATCTTATAATACTGCTTTTGGATATAAAGCATTAGAAGCAAATACAACAGGTGAATTAAATGTAGCTATTGGAAATTTAGCTTTAGACGCTAATACAACAGGGGATGGAAATACATCAGTTGGTTATGCTGCTTTAAGTCAAAATACTACAGCAGATAATAATACAGCAGTTGGTTATGTTGCGTTAAATGCAAACACAACAGGAGAAAGGAATACTTCTGTTGGAACTGAATCGCTAATGGCAAATACAACAGGATCTTATAACGTAGCTGTCGGTTATGAAGCTTTAGAAACTAATACTACTGCAGGTTATAATTCGGCTGTTGGGTATCAAGCATTAGAGAAAAATACTACTGGAGCTAATAATACTGCTTTAGGATTTCAAGCTTTAGAAGATAACACAACTGCTAGTAATAACACAGCAGTAGGTATGAATTGCTTACAGCAATGTACGACAGGTGCTAGTAATACTGGTATCGGTTCTGCTGCATTAGATGCAGTTACGACAGGTTCTGATAATACAGCCGTTGGTAATCTTGCATTAGACGCAGTTAGTACTACATCAGAAACAACTGCTGTTGGTTCATACGCATTATCAAATCTAACTTCAGGAGTACAGAATGTTGGAGTTGGTTATAAAGCATTGTTTACAAATGTCAGTTCAGCTAATAATACTGCTGTAGGTTATAAAGCATTAGAAGTAAATACTGGTGCATCTAATACAGCTATTGGTACAAAAGCATTAGACGAAAACACAAGCGGTGCTGCTAACACAGCCGTTGGAGATCATGCTTTAGATAACAATACAACCGCAGGCTATAACACAGCAGTTGGTTATATTTCTTTGGAGACTAATACTACAGGTCAATATAATGTTGCTATTGGTGCTGAATCATTAGAAGGAAATACTACGGCAAGTCATAATACTGCTGTTGGTATGTCAGCATTACATGTAAATACTACGGGAACACAAAACACTGGTATTGGTAGTAATGCTTTAACTTCAAACACAACGGCAAGTCAAAATGTTGGTATTGGTTATGGAGCTTTAAATGCAAATACAACTGGAGCATATAATACTGCCCTTGGTTGGGGTTCTTTAAATCAAAACACAACAGGAACAGAAAATACAGCAATTGGTGGAAAAGCACTACTACAAAATACTACTGCAGGTTACAACACAGCTATAGGCTATCAAGCAGGTAGAGATAATACTACTGGTACTGGTATGGTTGCAGTAGGTTATGCTGCATTAATTAAACAAACAACTGGCGCTCAGAATACAGCTTGTGGATATGATGCTTTAGGTGAAAATACAACAGGAACTAATAACACTGCTGTTGGTTATTTTGCTTTACAAGAAAACACAACTGGAAATCAAAATGTTGCTATTGGAGTAGAAGCTTTAGAAGATAGTACAACTGCTGCTAATAATAATGCTGTTGGATTTAGATCATTACATGTTTGTACTACTGGTGAAGGGAATCAAGCTTTTGGTGGTTATGCACTTCAAACTTTAACGACTGGATCAGGCAATATTGGTATTGGATACAACACAGGTGGCTCAATTGCGACTGGCAACCATAATGTTTGTATAGGTGGTGAAGCTGGAGTAAACATTACGTCTGGGTCGGGAAATACAACTGTTGGTTATAACGCTGCAAATGACATTACTACAGGTGCTTATAATACATGTATAGGAAGAGGTGCGGGTGAAGGAATAACGGATCAAAACGACAATACGATGGTAGGTTACAACGTAGGAAACGCTAATCACCATGACGCTGTTGTTCTTGGTCATTCATGTACTAGCTACGGTAGTGAGCATGTAACGATAGGGGCTGACTCTATTGGCAGGGTTTATAATGATTTTGCTAATAATGCAACATGGACAAGAACATCTGATGTAAGATGGAAAAAAGACATTAATACTAACGATAGTTGTGGATTAAACTTTATTGATGATTTAAGAACAGTTACTTATAAATGGAAAGCACCATCTGAAAGGCCATCTGAATTAATTGGTTATGATGCAAACAAAACTGACCCTACGCATGTAGAAAAAATGTATGGATTTATAGCTCAAGAAGTTAAAGAAGTCTTAGATAAACACAATATTACTAATTTCAATGGTTGGACTCAAGGCGAAGATGGCACACAAGGTATTTCTTATGAGATGTTTGTAATTCCTCTAGTTAAAGCAGTACAAGAACTCTCAGCAAAAGTCACAGCCCTTGAAGCAGGGTAGAATAAACTTATTCATTCTTAATTCTCATGGCTGAAAGAACAGCAGAAGAAGTTGCACAAATTTTTAGTGCTGCTGGTGATAGCGTCACCTTGATCAACACCGTTGCTGGTCAGTCAACAATTACTGATGAGGATAAAGCAACCCTCAAAAGGAATGTTGACCACCTTGAAATTATCAAGGCATATAAGAAAGAAGATGAAACAACTTCTATCTGGACATCTGAATCTTTTACAGCTATAGACGCAGCCGTTACACTTGGGAAGTCTAAATATTAATTATGGCTGATCAACTTTCTAAATGGAAAACAACCTTGGCTGAAAAAGAACAGTATAAGGTACAACTAGAAAATGCTTTAAATACAACTATCTCTGAAATCCTTCAGTTGAAGGGTGGTATTCAGTATGCAGAGTCACTTGTTCAAGAAGAAGAGACTGAGCCTTCATGCGAAGTATCAAATGAAGAGGCAACAGAGGAAGAAGCCCAATAGCCACAATTAGGCTAGTGTGAGTAATAGCTTTTAAGATTGCTTCTCGTACCATGCAAAAAATCCTGAATATTATCAGTGTAATCTCCTTTGTTCTTGTGGCAGCAATTACAGGAGGTGGAATTTTTGGGTATCTTTACATCACGAACGAAGAAAACCAAGAGAAACTAAAACAGCAACTGATTGAACAAGTCACTGGATCGTTAAAGATGCCTGGATTATCTGGCCCTGTTCTTCCTACTGCTGCACCTAAAGCTGGTCAAAGTGGTGGATTTAGTATTCCTAAATTTTGACAGAGATTCCCAAAATAGGAGTTAATTCTATTGGGATCGAACCAGTAAGAACTTATATCATTAACGCTCCAACAATTAATACTCCTAATGTCCCTGTGGTGTTACCTATGGGGTTTCCTGTTGTTAATATTCCTGGCTGCGTAGAAGCAAGACGATCTTATGAAAATGAAAATCTAGTTACTAATGATCCTGATGGAAATTTAGTTCTGTGTGATGCACAATATCCGTCTTATGACGCAATGAATTATGTACCTGAAGAACTTATCTACACAGAAGAATCAAAACCTCAACGATACGAACAACCAGAAACGCCTCCAGCACCAGAAGTCCCAAAAGCAAAGC